GAGGTAATTAAATACCGAGTACCTATGTGGGTAGTTTGGCTTTTGTTAATAGAGTTCCTAGCTTTGGTGGCTTGGGTTTATCTTAAATTCGGACTGAATGCAATTAAATAAAAAAGCGCAAGCGATTAAAGACCATTTCTACTCAGTCAATTTAACACGGGTAGACTTTGAACGTGAGAATTTTGCAAGCTACGGTTTTGAATCTCAAGCTAACTTCCATCGCCATTTAACACGAATGGGTATATCGGTTAAATCTCGCTCTGAGCATTTTAAAAAGACTAGACCAAATGCGGTTATAGAATCGTTTGATTTTAGCGAGGCGGAAAACTTTGGAATCGAAGAAAGCTTAGGCAAAGAATACACTAGCCTTCGCATCACAGACGACTTTAAAAAGGTTGGTATACTATCCGACATTCACGTACCATATCATTCAATGAGCGCAATTATATGCGCTATTAAACACCTTAGAGAAATAGGTATTGATTGCCTAATATTAAATGGCGATATTTTTGACTTCTACGCTATCTCTAGGCATGAAAAGGAAAAGGATTTGCGTGACTTTCCCAGAGAAATTGATATGGGGCGTAACTTCTTGCAAAAGATTAGGGATTTATTCCCTCTCATACCTATCTATTATAAGATGGGTAACCACGAGAATCGCTGGCAAAGGTATTTAAATGAGCAGGCGGAGGAGTTTGCCCAGTTGCATGAGATGCAATTCGAGCAATTCTTTAGACTAGATAAGCTTAATATGACTTACGTACCTGATTGGCAAGGCATAGAGCTTGCAGATTTATTGATTCTTCACGGTCACGAAGTTATGGCAGGCGGTATTAACCCAAGCCAAAGCACTTTTAATAAGACGTTTTGTAATACAATCATAGGTCACGTGCATAGAACGACTAGCACTACTAAAAAGAATGGGTTTAAAGAGTTTTTCCATACATATTCAATGGGATGTTTAACTCAATTAAGCCCTAAATACTATCCGTTTGCTCAGCATAATCACGGCTTTGCCCTAGTTGAAATAGAAAATGGCAAAACAAAAGTCCAAAACATTATGATTAAAGACGGAAAAATTGTTTAAATTAGGTTGTTTTTCATAGTTAAAGGTTTAGAATTGTGTACTGAATGCCTCTGGATATTGTCTAGGGGCATTTTTGTTACCGTTAAATAAATAATTGTAAAAAAAACTTTTTTTATTTGTGGTAATTGTATTATCTTTGTTTCAACAAACACAGTAATTAATTCTAAACCAACAAAAAATGAGAGAACATCTTAAACAAGTCGACAAAAACGACATCGCTGGAGCAATCATGATTTCAGCATTTTGCTACCTTACTTTTTACATCATTTATTTTATCCAAAACATCTAAACCAATGAGCATCTTAAAAGCACAATTCGAAGACTCGGCTGGAATCTACACTATGACTTGGTCGTATAATCCAGAACTTTGGCAAGTAAGAGATTTAATATCTCAAGAATGCCACAAATCAAATTCTAAACTTGTAAATATTATTTCAAATGAAAAACTTAATTAAAGCACTTAGCGACTTTCAAAATGAATGTCCAATCATCCATAAGGATACCAAAGGTCACAACTACACGTATGCCGACCTACCTCAAATCTTTAGCGTGATTAATCCATTGCTAAAGAAACACAAGCTTTGTTTTACTCAGCTATTGCAAGACAACGGAATTAGAACCATTCTATTTCACGTCGAATCAGGCGAGCAACTAGAAAGCTTTACTACTATTCCAACCGTTAAACTTGGGGCTATGAATGAATTTCAGAGCTACGGCTCGGCGGTGACGTACTATCGGAGATACTGTCTTAGCTCGATGCTCGCTTTAGTGACCGACAAAGACACAGACGCAGCAGGCTCAAGTATTCCAGTTGCTCAATCGCCTAAGTTTCGTTTGGATATGTTAACAAATGTACACACCGAAGACGAACTTGGTATGCTATACAACTCATTCAAAAGCTCACTAACTCCTAGCGACTTAGAAGCATTCAAAACTCGTAAACAACAAATCAATAAATAAAATGGGAAAGCTAATTAACTCACAAATTAACAAGTCTAAACTACAAGGCTTGGTTCACTACACGAACAAACGCACAGGCGAGGAATCGGTAAATATTACCATATCGCTAAACGACACTCCCGACCAGTACGGGAATAACGCCTCGATTTGGATTTCACAAACTAAGGAGGAGCGTGACGCTAAGACTCCAAAAGTTTACATCGGTAACGGAAAGGTTATATACGATTCCGATTTACCAAAGCAAAACGTTAATCTACCTTTAAGCGACTTACCTTTTTAGCCATGTATAAATATCCGACAATCTTTACGCTATCGATGGGCAACGGAAAGCAATCGAAGCACACACAAAGCTTTAGAACTAAGGAAGACTTTGAAGAGTGGGAAAATTACCAGCTAATGAACGGCTGGAAAATTATAGATGAGTTTGATTTTAAGGAAGAGCTTAGAAATCATATTATACAAAGATTTGGGCAAGAATTTTTTGACAAAAATTGTAATGACTAAAATAGGAAAATTAGAGAGTTATAGATTAGTAGCCGAAAGACTAAACGCCAAAGGTGTGCTACCTTTTAGCGCACGGCAATGGTCGCAGGCTTTAGTACAACAAACCGTTTATGGGAAGGTAAACTACCCAGAGGTATTTGAAGAACTTAAACAATTAATTAAAGAATTTGAAAACGCTAGGTGTTCCAAATTGGAACATCTTTAACCTTAAAAATTATGACACCAAAGCAAAAAGCAACCGAACTAATTAAGCATTTCACAAATGCGCAGGTTAGAACAAAGAAAAGCAAAGAAGAGGCAATAGCCTCCGCAATCCTACACATTGATTTACTTGTAGGAGTTACACTAGGAGAAGACATAGACTACTGGGAAGCGGTGCAAGATGCATTAATAAACACTAATTAAAATGAAAAAAAACCTAACAGCAGTAGAATGGTTAAGATACCAAACTTTAGAAGGAACTATTGATAAATTAGAAAATGTAATGTATTTAAAATTACCAATAGGTGTGTTTATCAAAGCTCAAGAAATGGAGATAGAGCAAATAATTAGTGCGCATAATGATGGGGCACTTATGGCTTACGCTTTACCATTCAATGCACCATTCAAAAAAGGAGAAGAATATTATAACGAAACTTATGGACAAATCTAAATTTAATCAATGGCAAGACCATTTAGCAAGAGAGCTAAGTAAGGACTACAAAAAGCTATATTATTCAGCTAAAGTCAATGCTAAAAAAGATGTAAAAAAAGTTTTACTTTCTAAAAATTAGTTTTATATTGCAGAACAATCAGCGAAGTGGGTGAGAGCTCTTCGGTGATTTAGGGTTAAAAAACCAACTAAGCCAGTCTACTCTCTCACGTAGCTGGCTTTTTTATTTTATTATGGCAGCATTTAGAAAAATATCAGTAACCTTTTGGGCTGATTCATTTGTAGGCGAGCTTACTCCAGAGCAAAAGTATTTCTACCTTTACTTAATGACTAATGATAAGACCACACAATGTGGAATCTATGAAACATCATTAAGAAAGATTTGCTTTGATACTGGGTACAACTCGGAAACCGTTCAAAAGCTATTAGATTTTTTTCAAGAAAAGAATAAGATTAGATTCTCAAAAGAAACCAATGAGATAGCACTTTTAAACTGGGTTAAGTTTAACGACTCAAATTCGCCTAAAGTTTTGGCTTGTGTAGAAAAAGAGCTAAAGCAAGTTAAAAATAGAGTATTGATAGAGTATCTATATAGTATGGATACACATCCACAAGAAGAAGAAGAAAAAGAAGAAGAACAAGAAGAAGAATACCAACAAGAAGAAATTTTGTCTTTTAGAGATGAGTTGTTTAATCGATGGTTTTCTTATAAGAAAGAAAAAAAATCCAAGTACACACCTAGCGGAATTAAACAATTATATCGAACTTGGGAAAACAAAAGCGACCAAGAGCTAGAAGAAGCTATTAACAATTCTATTGCAAATAATTACCAAGGAATATTCGAACCTAAAAAACAATTTAATGGAGCTACAACAAACGAACCGAAACTCGGGACTAGCGCAGCAAGAATGGAAGCCATCAAAAACTGGTAACGTAACGGCCGACGTTATAATACAAGCACAAAGCACTCAAAGTTTACGTGTAAGACACGAAGAGGACTTAAAGCAAGTCTTACGTTATGCCATGGTTTTAGTCGGCCTTAGAGGCAATAATATGCCAACCGAGGAAGAGAAGTTTGTCTTACTAAATTTCATACGCTCAAACTTTGGAAATCAAACGCCAGAAGAAATAAAACTAGCCTTTGATTGGGCGGTAAGTGGTAAGCTAAACGTGGATGCTAAGTGCTATGAGAACTTCTCTTGTGAATACTTTGGTCGTATCATGAAAGCTTATATCGACTACGCTAGGCAAGAGACGATAACCGTTCCGCAAATCGAAGAAGTGGTAAAGGAAATTCCAAGCGATGCGGATTTAAAGATGGCAGCGATTAACTCGGCTAATATGTACGCTCAAGAGATGATGCGATGCCAAGAGAGGAATATAAAAATGAACTGGATAGCCGGTGGCCTTCACGTTTTATACGACTACATAGTAAAATTTGGAATATACGAGGCAAGTTTAGAAGACAAACACAGAGTTTATAATAGTAATATAAACAAATTTGCCGACAAAGACGAGCTGGTTATGGCCTGCAAAGCTCAATGTTATCGAGAGTTTATCGAAAACTTAGCTGACTTTAAAGCATATCTTACAGAAGACGGACAAATTAAACCTTGCGAATAATGTCAATAACCGATAAATACTCTGTAAAGTACATAAATTCAGACCAAACTTATGATTGGTTATTACACAAGCATTATGCTAAAAGAATTCCATCGATATCTTATGCATTTGGATTATACGAAAAAGAAGTTTTAAAAGGGGTTTTAACTATTGGAAAACCTGCAAGTCCAAGCCTTTGTGATGGAATATGTGGTAAAGAATATTCTAAATATGTTTATGAATTAAATAGACTTTGTGTAGAAGATAATTTAGAAAAAAATACTTTATCGTTTTTTGTAGGAAAATGCTTAAAATTAATTCCTGATAATATGATTTTAGTAAGTTACGCAGATACTAGTATGAATCATAATGGATATATTTATCAAGCTACAAATTGGATTTACACTGGGCTATCTGATAAAAGAACTGAATGGCAATTGATAGGTTCTAATTCTCATAGTAAATCTTTATGCGATAAATATACAACTCAAGAAATGAGGGGTTCTGATAAATTTGAAATGGCAGAAAGACCAAGAAAACACAGATATGTATATTTTATTGGAGAATTAAGAAAAAAACTTAAGAAAAATTTAAATTATAAAATTGAAGAATACCCAAAAGGCGAAAATCAAAAATACGATTCAAGCTATAAGCCAGAGGTTCAATTAAATATATTCTAATGATAACTATACTAGGTCAAGTCCCAAGCAAATCAAACGGATATAAGATAGGAAATAACAGGCTTTATAAATCCAAAGAGCTAAAAGAATACGAGCAAAGATTTATTTGGCAATATGCAACGGCAACAAGTAGGCAAATTGAAACCGTAAATGATAAATTTGCCATTGAAATTTTAGTATTTTTTCAATCAAACCGCTCAGACCTTGACAATTCTGCAAAGATTATACTAGATTGTTTACAAAATTGCAAAGTAATTGAGAATGATAGGCTATGCCATAAGCTAACAATGCATAAATTTATAGATAAGGTAAACCCTAGAATCGAATTTGAGATAAATAAGCTATGAATTTTAACAACGATTTTAAGTTCGATTTAGAGTTTGGCCAGTTAGATGGCGAGACTTGGTTTCATGAGCTAGTCACTAACAAAAAAGTAGAGGTTAAAAGCGATAGAAGAACGGCAGAAACAGGAAACGTTTACATCGAGTACTGGTCACGAGGTAAGCCGAGCGGAATATCAACAAGCCAAGCGGACTTCTATGTTTACAAAGTGGCCGAAGACCAAGCAATTTTAATATCTACTAGCCAGCTAAAGAAAAAGATAAAGCAATTAATAGAAGAAGGCAAGGCTAAAAAGGATGTAAAAGGCGGAGACAATAATACAAGCCTAGGAATTTTATGCAAACTAAAAGATTTAATATGCTAACTACAAACGAGACCAAAGCTATCGAATGGATAGACGCTCAATTACTTAAACCTAACGAGCGATTTATGCTTAAGGAAGGGATTTATATTAACGACTTACATTCGTGTCTTAAATCGCAAAAGGAACGAATCATATTTGGAATAGACCCGCTAAAAAGATTAGCATTCTTAAGAGTGCGAGAAATTAAAGAATATCTAAACCAAAAATATAAATGACGCAAGAAGACAAAGACAAAGCACTTACGTATTTTACAATGTGCCAGGCTTTAATCCATATTATCGAGGATGAGTGGATGGGAAACCCAGCAAATAAGCAAAGGGTTAAATCAATAACTAACCAGCAACTAACCGAGCTAAATAAGGTAGTCGAAATACTATTACCTAGAGGCGATTATAGTGAGGAAGGCATGAGAGTTACCGAGCAGTTTGTAGACGCAGCTGAGGCAATGCTTTATTTTTACAAAATCGGAATCCAAATGGCAAGACTTGATGATACTAAGAGAGAAACTTTGAATACTCAAATGAACATTTTGCTAAAATCTTATGGGGTTAATGTTGAATAATTTATACTTTAATACATATAATTTTGGTTAATGTTGAAATATTACATCTTTTTGCATATAAAATAAATGCTTAAAAATTTTGTTTAATCATTTTTTTTCATTAAACTTTGCAAAACTAAAACGATATGAACTACGTAGAACCTCACGAAAAACTTAGTTTAGTTAATCATCCTAAGCACTACCAAGGCAACGGCATTGAAGTAATAGATATAATTGACTCGTTTGAGTTAAACTTTGCTTTAGGAAATGCAATCAAATACATTTTAAGAGCTGATAAGAAAGGCAATAGAAGGCAAGACCTCGAAAAGGCTAGGTGGTATATTAATAGGGAAATAAGCAAATCAATATGAAACTAATCGTAAAAGGAGCAGGAGTCTATGAGGCTGATACCTTATGGCAATTAATAATAGAAGTTTTAAAGCATCGCACTTGGCATTTGTTCAAGCACGGAAAATGGATGGACTAATGAAACCAGACGA